ATATCGATGATGTATTACAAGACACTATAAATCTTGCAGAGGGTTATACTTATATATTTAATTATCCTTCAGCTCACCCGTTTAGGTTTTCTACAACATCAGATGGCACACACAATTCTGGAAGTGAGTATACAACAGGCGTAACAGTAAATAGTTCAACACAAATTCAAATAACTGTTGCTGCCTCAGCACCAACTCTATATTATTATTGTTCTATTCACTCTGGCATGGGTGGACAAGCTAATACAGTAGATTCAAGCACTTGGGGTGTTCTTCAATGGGGACAAAATGCATGGAGTGATCAAGATAGTATTCAAGTTACGCTTTCTGGTTTATCAGTAACCTCTTCATTAGGGACTTTACTTCCTTTTAATGAAACAGGTTGGGGTAGAGATACTTGGGGTTTTGAAAACTGGGGTGAGTCAGCAATTGATGTAATTTTACCCGCCTTATCTACAACTTCTTCTGTTGGAGATTTAACAACAGAAATAAAACCTGGTTGGGGTACACTTGACTGGGGTGAAAATGGTTGGGGTACAGTTGATTCAGCTGTATTTAATTTAACAGGTTTATCCGCAACAGCCAGCGTAGGATTGTTAAGTCCTGCAGATACGGCTTTTGGAATAACCGGTGTGTCTGCTGAAACTGAAATAGGTAGTTTAAGTATTGTTGGAAGTGTTTCAATTACTTTACCAGCTTTAAGCACACAATCTAGTTTAGGACTTTTAAGCACCGATGATCATTCAGTGGGATTATCTGGTTTATCAGCTACAAGTGATGTGGGAAGTATAACACCTGCCGATGTTATGGGCTTACCAGCTTTATCAGCTGCAAGTGATGTTGGTAGTATTGACATAACATCTAATTTAATACAAGTTCCTTCAAGTTTATCTGCCACTTCAACAATTGGTTCTTTAACAATTTCAAATATAACTGGAGCTGCTTTAACTGGTCAATCAGCCACGACTGCAATTGGTTCTTTAACAACCGTACAAGTAACCAACGCTAGTTTAGTAGGACTAGGTTTCTCTTTAACGGCTGAAGTAGGGGCATTTAATGCAATTTTAGGGTATGCTAATGTAGATCCTATCTTGACGGCTAGTTATTCAGATGTTACTAGAACATCAGGAGCCAGTTATTCTGACGTAACTAGGACTTCCGGAGCTAGTTATACGGATGTTGACAGCGTAGCTTAGATGAAATATATATTAACAATAACTTCGAATATTCGAACAGGAGATAAGATTTAATATGGCATCATCATATACACCTCTCGGTATAGAGAAAATGGCTACTGGCGAAAATGCTGGTACATGGGGAACAAAAACAAATAATAACTTAGACCTTATAGAACAGATATCTGGTGGTTTTAAAGTACAAACTTTAAATACAGCTGGTGCAGGTGCTAATACTACTAATTTAAGTAAATCAGACGGTGCTACAGGTTCTACTGTTGCAACTAGGGTAATTATCTTAGGTGCAGTATCTCCAGAAACAATATCTGGAAATAAAATTGTAACGTTTCCAGTTCTTACAGAAAATTTTTATTTAATTGAAAATAGTACATCAGGTTCTCATACAGTACAATTAAAAGCAGCTTCAGGATCAGGTGCTACAGTGACTTGGTCGACTAGTGATAAAGGTTGGAAGTTAGTTTACTTTGATGGTGTAGCAACTAACACAGGTGTTTACGAAATACCATTATCTACAGCAGGCACAGTAACAGAAACTGGAACACAGACTTTAACAAACAAAACATTAACTTCACCAAAAATTGGAACATCAATTCTAGATACAAATGGTAATGAATTATTTTTATTAACCGCAACAGGTTCAGCGGTTAATGAACTTACATACGCTAATGCAGCATCTGGTAATAATCCAACTTTTACCGCTTCTGGAGAAACTAATGTAGGTGTATCTATTTTACCAAAAGGAACTGGAAAAGTAACAATAGATAATTTAACTTTTCCAGCAGCAGATGGATCAGCAAATCAAATTTTAACTACAAATGGTTCAGGTCAATTATCTTTTGTAGATAACTCTGGCGGAACAGATTGGCAAGCAGTAAAAACAGGAACCTACACAGCAGCAGCTGGACAAGGTGTGTTTGCAAATACAACAAGTGGTTCGTTTACAGTTAATTTACCTGCATCACCTACTTTAGGTGATGAAGTAACTATTGTAGATTATGCTGGAACATTTGATACAAACAATTTAACTGTAGGAAGAAACTCTGAAAAAATTCAAGGAGCTGCCGCAGATTTAACAGTGTCGGTAGAAAGAGCTGGCTTAACTCTTTGTTATACAGATGGGACACAAGGCTGGCTGCTAAAGGATAAATAATCCATGGCTACTTATAAAGAGATACAGGGGTTTACAAACATCAATACTTCTAGTGATCCAACATCGGACACTGGACAAGTTTGGTATAATACAACTTCTAATGAAATAAAATCTTACGTACTAACAACTGAAGGTTGGGCAAGTATTCCAACTTTAAATGCACCAAGAACAAATTTGGCTGTTGGTGGTGCAGGTGATAGTACTGCAGGCTTAGCGTATGGAGGATGGCCTTCAGGCGAGTCTAATAAAACAGAAGAATTTAATGGAACATCTTGGACCACTCAAAATACTATGGGAACAAACCTTTATAGAAGAGGTGGTTTTGGAACACAAACGGCTGCAGTTGCTGCAGGTGGTGGTATGTCTACTGACTGTGAAGAATATAACGGAACAAGTTGGACTGGAATTAATGCCGCACCTTATTCTGGAACTAGAATAATAGGATGGGGTTTAGAAACCGCAGGAGGAATAGCTGGAGGTGGAACTCCAAGCGGTAGTTTATCTAATCACGGACAATATGATGGAACTAACTGGACATCAGCACCATCTATGCCAGGCGCAATGAATTATGCTTCTGGATTTGGTGTTCAAACAGCAGCTTATGTTGGAGGTGCTCAAGTAGGATCACCTACCCCAACCGGTTTTGAGTGGGATGGAACTAACTGGACTGCAGCAGGATCATTACCCGGTAGTGCAGGATATAACAGAGCAGGATCAGGGATTATAACAGCCGGAATGTATTTTTCTGAAGGACCAGGTCCTTCAGGCGCTAGAGATTTAAAATATAATGGCACAGCGTTTTCAGCTGGGGAATCAATGCCTTATAATTATGCTACTGGTGCAGGATCAAGCCAAACACAGAATAATACTTTCGCAGTTTCTGGTAGTAGTGGTTGTGCTTTTGACACTGGGGGTGTAAGAACAAGAACGTTAACAACAAGTTAAGGAGGATAAAATATGGCACATCAATATTTAGTAGCAAACAACTGGGGAAAAGGTTTTATTACAACAGATGATTCTGTTGCTTTTGAACCATTAAGTTTTCCAGGAAATGTATGGAAAGTTCCTGCAAACAATAGAAAAGCTAATGCTTGGATAAGAGAAGTTTTAGGTACAACTAAAACAAGAGCTGAAGCTCAAGCTATTGTAGACACAGAAGTACAAGCTCATCAAGCTGAGTGGGACGCATTATCAGACGAAGAAAAAGCTACGCACACAGTTGGAAGACCACCAGATATAGTTTTACCGGAGTAATTTTTAATGGCTGATTATAAAGAAATAAAAGGTTTTAAATGGCAGAGTGTTTCCTCTGACCCAACTAACCCTGTTTTGGGTCAAGTATGGTATAATAGTTCTGCACCAGGAACTTTAAAATACCGAGGTTTCAGCGATGCTTCGTGGGCAACGGGTGGTAATATGGGAACAGCAAGAGCAGGTAACGGAACTTCTACTGCTGGGACTCAAACAGCTTTAACAACGTTTGGTGGTTACACACCTCCAGGAGCAACTGCAGTAAACAACACAGAAGAATACAACGGTTCTTCTTGGACAGGTGGTGGAAATTTACCTACGACAATTAGAAACTGTGCAGGTGCTGGCGCTCAAGATTCAACTTTATCTGTTGGAGGAGTAGGAAACCCAGGTGAAGCTTTAGAATATAATGGCACAAGTTGGTCTGATGGAGGAAACATGGCAGGCATTGGAAACTGTCCAGGTCAAGCTTTTGGAACTCAAACAGCAGCTTTGGCTTTTGACGCCGAAGAATCAGAAGAATATAATGGTTCATCATGGACTTCAGGTGGAACACCAGGTCGTGGTAAAGTTCAAGGTGGTTGCGCAGGAACACAAACAGCTGGAATAGCTTATGGCGGTGAACCGGCTACAGCAACTGCAGAAATATATAATGGTACAAGTTGGACATCTTCACCAGCCATGGTTGCTGGAAAACAAAGCCAAGCAGGATTTGGAATTCAAACTTTAGCAGTAAGTGCAGGCGGAACTCCAGCACCATCAGCTATTTGTGAAATTTTTAACGGTGTTAGTTTTGCAACAACCGCAAGTTTAAACACAGCTAGATCTCAAAATTTAGGTGGAGGAACATCTCCCGCAGGAATTACTTGTGGTGGTTACATTTCAGCTCCCTCTAACGCAACTGAAGAATTTTCAGGAGCTGTAGCAGTAACAAAAGGTATAACGGTAAGTTAATATGGCAGCATACAAAGACATAAAAGGAACACAGGTACCAGTAGTATCTTCAGATCTAGGTAACCCTGTAAAAGGTCAAATTTGGTATAATACTACATCACAACTTTTAAAAGGACAAGTCTTTGTAGCGGCAGCTTGGGCAACAGCTAACAACGCAACAACAGCAAGATATAGTATGGCTGGAACTGGAACTCAAACAGCGCAACTTTCATGCGCAGGAGAAACACCTCCAGGTTCACCTAATTCAACAAACAACACAGAAGAGTATGATGGAACAAATTGGACAAATGGTGGAAATTTACCAGTAGCTAAAAGAGCATGTCAATCTTTTGGAACTCAAACAGCAGCTGTTAATGCTGCTGGTTTGCAACCAAGCCCAGGAAGTGTGTATAATACTTCAGAAGAATATAATGGAAGCGCTTGGACAGCTGGCGGAACTTTGACAACAGCAAGAAGTTCTTTAAGTGCTTCTGGTATTTTAACAGCAGGATTAGTTTATGGGGGAGGTATACCCGGATCACCAGGTAAAACTGTTGCAACAGAAGAATATGATGGAAGCTCTTGGACAAACGGTGGTAATTTAACACTAGAAAGAAAAGTTGCTGCAGCATCTGTAAACGGAACTCAATCAGCATCTTACATGACGACAGGTAGTGCTCCTCCAGGATTAACAGCTGCAACAGAAGAATATGATGGTTCTTCTTGGACAGGTGGTGGAAATGCAATTACGGCAAGAGAACAAGCTATGGGAGGTGGAACTTTAACTGCAGGTTTACTTTCTGGTGGTAATAGTTCTGCTCCAGCTATTTTAACATCAACAGAAATATACAATGGTACAAGTTGGGCAGCTGGCGGAAATTTAAATGCTGGTAGAGTTTTAGGAGCTGCAGGCGGAACTCAAGCTGCTGGAATAGTTGCTTTTGGAACTCCTGGTCCTGGGATTGCTACAGAGGAATATACAGGTGCAGGTCCACAAACAAAAACTATAACGGGAAGTTAGTAATTGACTTTATTTTAGAAAGAAGTATAAAGAATATAGAATGAATAAAGAATACAGTAATATTAAACCATTAATTGAAAAAGAAGAAAACCATCTTCATAACATTCTTCCAAAAGAAGATGTTCTTGAGTTTAAAAGTATGATTAGTGAGCTTCGAGATACTTGGAATAAAAAACAAATATTTAGAACTGAAACAGAAGCTAGAATGTCAGTGCTTCAAGATTTTAAATACCCAACCTTAGCTGCTAAATATTGGCAGTGTGTTAGAGAACAAAATGTTTTTTTAGAACAACTTATGGATTTATCTTTTAAATATAGAAAAGATGAAGCAAAAATAAAAAGACTTGAAAAGAAAGTTGAAGAAGAAAAAGATGATTATAAAAAAGAACTATATCAAATTGATCTTGATCAAAAAAGATTCCATCAAGCTGGCTCTGAATTAGTTGCTAAAGATAGAATGAGAGAACTTAAAATGTGGTCTATGTTAAAGAAAGAATTTAACGACGGTAGTTTTGATGATAAAGATGTTAATACTCATCAAATGAATTCGTATCATGAGATAATGAAAAATAAAGTTTCTACTCTTACAGAAGGCTCATCACAACCAGAAGTGTTTAACGTAATGGGTCAATTACAAACTATAGAAAGGATACAAACAAATGGCAAACTTTCAGGAACTACTAGGGAGGCGCTTCCAAAAGAAAGTCCTTTCAAATCTTCATCGAAGTAAAAATATTTGTTTTTTAACAGCTCTTCCAAGATCTGGAAACACTTTGTTTGCTTCTATTATAAATCAAAACCCTAGCATAGCTTGCACTGGAAACTCTATAACTCTAGAAATTTTAAAAGTTCTTGAGCTATTAAAGTTTAGTGACACATTTAAAAATTATCCCGATCATAAATCTTTAGATAATGTTTTAGATATGGTTTATTCACATTTTTACAAACATTGGCCACAAGGAACAGTAATAGATAGAGGACCAGCTTTAAGTTTGGGTAATTTTAATTTATTAAAAAAACATCTTAATCAACCTATACAATGTATTATTTTATGGAGAGATCTTACGGATGTCCTAGCTTCATATATTAAATGGTTTGAGAATGAGCCTACTGCTTTTTTAAATAAAGACTTTAATACTATTGAAGAAAAAGTTAATGAATTAATGCATCCAGAAGGAGGAATTGTAAAAACTTTAAAATCTATAGAGAATGCTTTAAAAGAAAAAGAAAAATATCTTTTTATAAGATACGAAGATTTAGTAAATAATACAGAAACAATAATGAAACAAGTTTACGTTTATTTACAAATGCCATATTATCCACACAGATATCATTCTTTATCTCAGTTTAATTTAAATGGAATTAAATATGATGATACTATTGTGGGAAATAATTTACATACCATTAGACCTAACATATCTATAGAACTTAATGAGTATAAAAAAATGATACCAGAAAGTATTATAAAAAAATATGGACATATAAAATTATGAGAGTATTAGTTTTTGGTTTACCTGGTTCAGGAAAAACTACATTAGCAAGACAGTTATCTACAGGCCACGCATATTTTAATGCAGATGAAGTAAGAAAAATGTTTAACGATTGGGATTTTTCTGCTGAAGGTCGAACAAGACAGTCACAAAGAATGGCATGTTTATCTTCTTTAGTTGATGGTCACGCAATTGTAGATTTTATTTGTCCATACGATGCAGACAGGCACGAGTATGATGTAAAGATATGGATGAACACAATTAAAAAAGGAAGATTTAATGATACGAATAAACTTTTTGAAAAACCAAGTTCTTGCACGTTCGAAATAACTAACTTTAATTATCAAAATATAATAAAAGAGATATGTAATGAATTTTAAACTTGTACCATTAGGACAACGTATTATGTGCACTCAAGTTCCTCTTGAAATATTTAGTATTATTAATGGTATATATGAAAATAACTTTAAAAGTTTAAAGCCAGCTAACAAACAACTTATTGGTAAGATAGAAAAAGAACACTCTTTATTTTATTCAGGAACAAGTAATAATAAACAGGTTACACATAGTCTATTATCTGCTTATGTATTAGATTGGTTTTTGTCTGTGTATAAAACTTACATGAAAGCTATAGGCATACCTCCAATACATATGAAACTAAGTTCTATTTGGATTAATGAAATGAAAGATAACGAGTATAATCCTGTTCATATTCATCAAGGAGAAATCTATACCGGTTTATCTTCTGTTATGTGTTTAAAATTACCATCACATTATGGTAAAGAGTATTCAGCCGAAGACTCACCAACAAATGGAAAACTAAATATTTTAGGAAACTCGACCGGACAATTTGCCCTTACAGATTTTCAACCACAATTAAAAGAAGGTAGCTTCTATATTTTTCCATATGATATGCGCCACACAGTTTATCCATTTAATGGAACTAATGAGTTTAGAAGAACGTTAGCTGCTAATTGTGATGTTACTTACAATGAAATTAAATATAGAGGGGCATCATTATGATTAAAAAAGAACCAAGCTGGAAATCATATATGGTAGAAACAATCTCACCAATTTTTACACCAGAGCAGTGTGATATTATATCTAGACTTGGAAGATCTATGCCTGCGCAAAATGCAGAAGTTGGGGTAGGAGACACCGGTGTTCATGATACAAAAACAAGAATATCACATATTAGTTGGATTCCATTTAACACACCAGATGCTAAACCAATGTATAGCAAACTTCAAGAAGTTATGTACATGACAAACAAAAGACATTTTGGTTTTGAAAATATGGAAATTAATGAACAAGCTCAATACACCGAATACCCTGAAGGTGGTTTTTATGATTGGCATATGGATTGTGATTTAATTATGAAAAAAGAACCTCCTGTAAGAAAAATATCAATGACATTAGTTCTATCACCTGAACATGAATTTGAAGGAGGAGGATTAGAAATAGCTAAACCAAATCAAATCTTTAAACCTAAACAAGGACACGCTATATTTTTTGCAAGTTTTATTAACCACCGAGTTATTCCCGTAACAAAAGGTGTTAGAAAATCTTTAGTTATGTGGTTTGGAGGAGAACCTTTTAAATGATTAAGGCAGCATTTTTTCCAACTTTTATTTATGCAAAAGATCTTAATCTTGATACTAAATTTTTTGAAAAACAAATTTTAGAGTGGTCTAAAAAAGACCCGGGTTTAAAAAAAACTAATGTAAAAGGTTGGCACAGCACAACCAATATGCAAACCATGCCGATGTTTAAACCATTAATTGATGAGTTATATAAAATGCAACAAGAGATTTATAAAGAAGAATTTTTAGATAGAGGACCTAGTTTAGGAAATATGTGGGCTAACATAAATTACAAAGATAGCTTTAATAGACCGCATGTTCACGCAAATAGTTTTTTTAGTGGTGCTTATTATATTAAAGTGCCTGAAAATTCAGGACAAATAAAATTTAATGATCCTAGAAGTGGACCAAAATATATTTTTCCAGCTAAGAAAAAAGGAAAAATACCCGAACACTTATGGACTGAAATGCATGTAACACCGGTTGAAAACAGAGTCATTATGTTTCCAGCATGGCTAGAGCATTGTGTTGACCCTAATGAATCAAATGATATAAGGATATCAGTAAGTTTTAATTTTACACAAAATGGAATCTTTTAAATATAAAGTTATAAAGAAAGCAGTATCGTATGAGTTAGCAAATTTTTGTTTTAACTATATTTTGTTAAAAAGAGATGCTGTTAATTATATGTACAAGAATAATATTCTGCCTGATAATTCACTACACGGTACTTGGGAAGATAAACAAGTTCCTGGATCATATTCTATTTATGGAGACCCTGTTATGGAAACTTTACTTATGAAAGTATTACCTGTGATGAAAGATAAAACAGGTATGAATCTTGTTCCTACCTATTCTTATGCTAGAGTTTATGAAACACGTGCTGAATTACTAAGACACAAAGACAGACCAAGCTGTGAGATATCTACTACATTAAATTTAGGTGGAGACCCATGGCCTATATTTATTGACCCTACAGGATCTGACAATGTTATAGATGAATTTAAAAAAATACATAAACCTAATGCTCCTGCAGGTGTTGAAATTATACTAGAACCTGGAGATATGTTAATGTATTCTGGATGTAAATTAGAGCACTGGAGAAACCCTTTTCAAGGAAAGCTATGTGGGCAAGTGTTTTTACACTATAATCATGCAGAAGGAGAGTTTGCTAAAACCAATTTGTATGATAAAAGACCTATGTTAGGTATGCCTTCTTTTACCAAACAACGTTGATCTACAACGCGATTTAATATAATCTAAATAAAACAGGAATTTCTATGTTACAAAAACTAGGCTTTTTGCCAGGCTTTAATAAACAAGTTACTTCAACCGGGGCTGAGGGACAATGGACTGGGGGAGATAACGTAAGGTTTAGGTATGGATCGCCCGAAAAAATAGGTGGCTGGGCACAGCTTGGTGCAACTAATTTAGCAGGTGCTGCTAGAGCATTACATCATTTTGACGATAACGCAGGTATTAAATATGCTGCTATTGGAACAAACAGGATTTTGTATGTTTATTCTGGAGGCACTTATTACGACATTCATCCAATTAGAACTACACTTACAGGAGCTAAATTTTCAAGTGCATCTTCATCAAAAACAATTACGGTAACATGCACCGGGGCTCATGGATTAATAGAAGATGATATAGTTTTGTTTGACAGTGTTACTGGAGTAACTGGATCATCTACTTATACTAATGATACTTTTGAAGACGTTAAATATATGGTAACGTCAGTACCTACATCTACAACTTTTACAATCACTGCAGCAAGTACAGAATCTGGCACACCTTTAACAACCAGTGATGGTAACAGCACATCAGTGTTATGTTATTTTACTGTTGGACCAGCACAACAAGTTGGTGGTTTTGGTTGGGGCACAGGACTTTGGAGCGGTACAGCTAACGGTCCAGTTACAACAACATTAGCTTCTAGTATTAATGATGCTGTAACTGATATTCCTTTAACTGATACATCTCAGTTTCCTGCTACAGGTGAAATTAGAATTGGGACAGAGGACATTAGTTATACAACTAACAATACAACTACAAACATACTAAGTGGTGGAGCAAGAGAAGTTAACGGCACGACAAAAGCTGCGCACAGTGGTGGTGTAACCGTTACAAATATTTCTGACTTTGTTGCATGGGGAGAAGCATCTTCTTCTGATTTTACAATTGACCCTGGACTTTGGGTGTTAGATAACTTTGGTACAAAACTTATTGCACTTATATACAACAACAAATGTTTTGAATGGGACTCAGCTGCAACAAATGCAACATCAAACAGAGCAACCATAATAGCAAACGCACCAACAGCATCACGACACGTATTAGTATCTACACCAGATCGACACTTAGTATTCTTTGGAACTGAGACTACGGTAGGTAGTCAATCATCACAAGATGCTATGTTTATTAGATTCTCTGACCAAGAAAATATTGATGGTACAGAAGCTTATACTGTGACTGCAGAAAACACAGCAGGTACACAGAGACTTGCCGCAGGTTCTAAAATTATGGGAGCTATACGAGGTAGGGATTCTATCTATGTATGGACTGACACGGCATTATTTTTAATGACTTTTGTAGGTGCACCGTTTACTTTCTCTTTCCAACAGATAGGAAGTAACTGTGGATTGATAGGTAAGAATGCATGCGTAGAGGTAGATGGTACAGCGTACTGGATGTCTGAGAATGGTTTCTTTAAATACGATGGTCAGATAGAATCTATGGACTGTCTAGTAGAAGACTTTGTTTATGATAATCTAAACTCTACACCTAGAGATTTAATTAACGTTGGACTAAACAACTTGTTTGGTGAAGTAATATGGTTCTATCCATCAGGTAATTCTTTGGCTATTAATAACATGGTGTCGTACAATTACATTGAGTCTTACAGTAGAGCTAGTCCTAAGCAAGCTATCTGGACAACAGGTACATTATCAAGAACAGCATGGGCAGACTCTGCAGTATTTGATAAACCACACGCAACAGAATACGACCCTAGCGGCACAGCTTCTGACGTAGTAGGCAACACCGATGGTTGTTCTATATACTATGAACAGGAAACGGGGACCGATCAAGTTAAAGCAGGTGGTGTTGTTACAGCTATCTTAGCAGATATTACATCCGGAGATTTTGACATTACACAAAAAAGAACTGCATCAGGACAAACTATTGGTATGCCAGACCTTAGAGGTGACGGTGAATTTTTAATGAAGATAAGAAGAATTATACCTGACTTTATATCTCAAACAGGCAACACTACAATTACATTATTATTAAGAAATTATCCTAACGATGCAGCAGCAGGTTCATCATTAGGTCCCTTTACAGTTACAAATACTACTGATAAGGTAGATACTAGAGCCAGAGCAAGAGCTGTAGCAATAAAAATATCTAATACAGCCGCTTCACAAGACTGGAAGTTAGGTACATTTAGATTAGATATACAACCGGACGGTAGAAGATAATGGCAATAAATTACGGAGCTAATTACACAGGTATAGATAAAGAACGTTATGATGCCGGTAATCAATTTTACAGTCAAGACAGATTTCTTCAAGGTACTGGTTTAGATAAACCAGCTATAACTTTTAATCCCTCTCAATCAAACACAGGTATCATGAGTAATTATAACCCCTATCCTATTATACCTATGTATGATAGTGGTGGTGATGGCGGTGGACCTCCTCCAGGTCCTAAAGGAAATTCAAAGTTTGATTATGAGTATGAAGCTTTAGGTGGTTTAAATAACCCAAACAATGTTCCTTTAACAGAAGAAGAAGAAAAAACTTTAAATATGCAGAAAGCTAAAGATATAGCAAAAATGGCAGGAAAACTTGGAATGTTTGCATTAAATCCTATGGGATATTTAATGGGTAAAGGAATTAGTAAAGGACTTGGTTTTTTAAAAGATAAATTTTTTGGTGGTGACGGTCGTACTCAAGCAAATAAAGACGCCAATACAGGATATACTAATCGTGGAACAAAAATTGATTTTGGTGATTATTATAATGATGATGGTAGTGATAATACAAGTAGTTCTATGTCCACCGAAAACAGCGTTGGTCCTACAAGTGATTTTGGTATGGCTGCGCGTGCAGCAGAGGGTGGTTTAATTGGTAGAGCAGGTTACAGAGATGGTGGACTTACAGAGTATGAAGTATTTAAATTAGGAGAACTAGGTTACAATACTAAAGGCGGCACAATTCTTGAACCTTTTGGTGGTATTAAAGTGTTAAGAGATATTTTAAGAGTCAATAAATATGCTTACGGTGGTATTGTAGGGATGTATAGATAATGGCAAAGATAGTACAATCATTAACTAGAGCAAGTAAAGAATACGAACAAAGAACGTTTCAGTCATTAGTTAGAGATTTAGATAACGTAATTAATAAACTTAACACAACGTTCCAAGATGAGATTAAACAAGAGGTAGAAGCTAAA